GTAGATTGTTAAGAATTTTTTCTTTATCTTTTTTAGAGACTTGAGATGCTTTCGCTATTTTAATTTTACTCGTTTTTGTTTTTTTGTTGCTCATAAATTTTCCTTATTCCGTTAGTATTTGTACACTTCTTATATTAAAAATATAAAATAAAAAATCCACCCCAGTTTCCCAGGGTGGATTTTACATTGATCATTAAATTTTACAATTAAACAATCAATCCCGTTAATACACGATTGTCGATGATCATGCGTCCTTCTTCGATTGATCCATAATAACCAATCTTGGATTGACGAGTAACAAACTGATCATCAGTAACAAGAGAAAATTCTTCTCCAGTTTCAGAATCGGTTGCGATTGCGCGAATCATGGAATCGCGAGACAAATCAACTCCAACAAGAACTTCTTCGCTGGTTTCTTGAAACTCAGAAGGAGTGCCCACGCTCGCAAAGTGATTTGCGAATTTGGTGCTGTCTGCTGCATTAGAGAATACCTTGTTCCATTTTTGACCGCTACCCATTTCATTGTACTCTTGAATGGATACGCCATAGAACTCAGGAATTCCTGCGCTGTTGAACACTGCATCACGAAGACTATCGGTTGCAGCGATATCTCCACCGCCACCAGATACAGTGGCAGAATTGGTGCTGTCGGTAACTTCTGCGCTAAGAGTGCGGTTGCTGACGGTGTTGATTGGATTGTAAGCCAAACCACGAATTTCTTCTACGATTTCAGGAGAAACAAGAAGATCAGTGATTCCGCGACCACGACGCTCAGCAGGAGTTCCGCCATTCCAAGCAGTATTGATACGCTTAGCATTGGTGAACAATCTATTAAGGTCAGCAAGCAAGAAACGATCGGCTTGAGCAGAACGAATAACATGATCGATGTCATTGGTTTTTGCGTTAGCCAAAGCACTCATGATCATAACTGCAGAAGTTTTCTCTTGTTTGAGAAGGATTTCTTGAGCCATGCGAGTGAATGTTTTGCTTACTACATCGAGACGAGAACGAGAAGCATAACGCTTATCGAAGCTAAGAGCGCTGTCCAAGCGATAAGTGGTGAACTTAAGCTCGCTTTGTGATGGTGCCACCTGGTTGGTAGGAAGACCACCTGGAACAGTTTGACTCCATACTTGGATGTAGTCTTCGTCGTCGATATCGTGATAAAGATCCAACGGAATGCTGGGATTATCTTCTTGATTAAACTGAAGGCTGGTAAACATATTGCTCACAGTGGGAGCTGTATTGATGACCTGTGCTAAAACAGGACCAATAAATTCTGCCAATGCTGTTTGAGCCTCATATGCTACGTCGCGATTCTTGGAAGCCATAGCTTTGATAAGCTCGACTTGCTCGGGAGTTCTTTCTAAAGTAATATTCATTTTCTTAATTTCCTTGGTTAGAAGCTGATTTTACAGAGAACTTTGTCAATATCGCCTTCATCAGAAGTGCTTTCTTTGCCAGTCGCAACAACAGTTGCAACGATATTAGAAGTGCCAACAATAAACTGACCATTATCCACAGTCAACTTGGATCCTGGCGCAACATTGGCCATGCTAGCAAAAGCATCTGTATGAAGAAGAACCAATCCACGAGTAAGAACAGGAACTGTATGACCAGGCAATACTGCTTGAGCTTCGTCCAATTTTACTCGATAGTTTAACATCTTCTCTCCGTTTTCATCGTATGCAAGAGTCTCACGAAGTGTGATTCCAAGTGCATCGCTGCCGTCTGTTGAGGGCTGTACCGTCATACCGTTGTACGGATATGAACTGTAGCCGATGTGCGTTGAACCAGCTGAATAGGACGCGCCGAGATAGGCTCGGAGGTCTCCATCAAGATCTTGTTCAGGCATATCGCCAGGCAGGGAACCCTTTTTTACTGCGACAACCACTCCTGCGTCAAAGACTCCTGCTTTGCCCTGAATTGCACCAGTAATCTGGTACGATTCAGTGTCCAAAGAGAAGGCGTTAACAACTTCGTGCTCGCTGTAATCTCGGTATGGTAGTATTCTGTTTGCCATAATATTTTCTTATTAGTATGAAATTTTAATTGATTGTTTAAATGTCTTTGCTAAACGATCCCTAAGAGATTCGGTCTCTGAGGAAGATTCGTTATTGTTGACTACGTTTGCTTGCTCAACTTCTACGCTATCAAGAACTTCAGAAATATCTTCTTCTGCTTCCTGAGCTTCTTCTACTTGAGTTTCAGAAGCCACGCTTTCTTCTACTTCTTTTGAGGCGGTAGATTCAAGTCTTTTGCTTACTTCTTCGGCTACGCGATCTTCAAAAGCTTTTTGTTGAGCTGCGATAAATTCTTTGTTTTTGTGTTTCCAAATTTTTGCAATTTTTTCTTGATACGCAGAAAAAGATTCTTCCGAGCCATCAAGAGTAGAAACATCAGACGCTAAAACTTGAGAATCTTCTTCGTCTAGTTCGTAAACCTCATTGATTACTTCCATTCTAGAATCGAAAAGAGCCTCTGCTTCACGCGCAGAATTTTCTTCTTCCAGCCTAGAGAGTTTTTCTTGAGTTGCCTTGAGTTGATCTTCAACTTCTTGCATTTGAGAACGTAAAGAATTTTCTGATTGAACAGCTTCTTCTTTTTCAGCTTTAGCTTTTTCAAGGTCGGCAATATATTGCTCTCCTTTTTCGCGAATAGCCTCGATGAAAACCTTAGAGATGCTTGCGACACTCTCTTCAGAGAACTCTTGACTACCAAGCTTTTCGTCTAAAGCTGCTCGGAATTCGTTTATAATTTGGTCTTTATCCATAATAATATTATTACATGTTTCTTTGTTTAGTACATTTTGTTTGTTTGATTGGGAAGTTTTTTTGCTTTTTGTTATTAACTGGTCAATGGGTTCCCGCCGCTCGCTAGGTTTTTGCGACTTTTCTTCATTTTCTCCATTTTTCATAATCAAACCCTGAACATCTGCTGCGGGGTTAGAGGTAAAACCTATGCCCAGGGGATAAATTTCTCCAGTAATCAAACGACTAACTTTTCGTCCGTCTTGAAGTTCGCCCTTTCCACCCATAGCCTTAAGGTAAGGAGAATAAGCGCTAATTTCTTGCGGGTCAGAAATGACTGAAGCTTCATTTAAATCATCTCCACCAACGGCGACAACGTAATCATTGAAGCCGATCTCCCAACTTGCAGAGACGGTGTTGTAAAAATCACTATCAGGATCGGTAGAGTTTGCAACCAAATCAGCAAACTCTTTACTTGCAGTTTTATAGATAACGGCAGAAAGTGCAATATTATAAGGACCTTCTTCTATCAGCGCAGAATCATCACCGATCAATTCGGAACTGTCATCGTATTTTGAAAATCCCGCAGATACAATATGCCCAACGATTCTATCCCTGTCGTGCTCGATATTGGTTGGCTTGTGAACGAAGTAATCTTTTATAGCTACAGCAGATTCACTGTTTATACCATCTCCATTTTTATTAAATTTATTGACAACAGCAGCATTAAAAACTACAGCCAAAAGATCAATATTTTTATCGAGATTGATGTCTACAGGAATTAATGGCCTTAAAGATTCTAAAGACGCCTGACTTATATCTGAAGAGTCAAATTCAGAAGACGCAAAAAGCGTAGACTCGAAAGTTGTAGTGTATTTATATTCTTTAGACATATATGTATGTTCAGTACACCTACTTTATAAACATGGGAGTAAACGTATACTCTACAGGCTTTACTTTTGTGTCCATCATATCATAATACAATTTTATCATCCAATTTCCAAGAATTAGTGCAGAATAACTATCTTTTCTTGCTTTTTCTGGGCCTGTTTGACGCTTTAGGTTCGGAGGTAAATCAAAAGTTTGAGTGCCACTTGCAGAAGTAGACACCTGTATAAGCGCGCATTGACCCTTGATTAAATTTATCATATCAAATTGATGCTCCACAAAGTCAATCATCTTCGCGGCATCAGTTTGCTTATCTAAGGCCTGAGAAGTTCTTAAGAATTTTAATTTCTGTATGGGTATTTTCTTTTTTCTTTGCTCATTATATGCATCATCAATCGCTCGAGCACCAAAAAATATTCTTTTATGATCAAAGTTTGCCTGCAACAGCTCGTTGGCTAGACGAATCCATTGACTTGTTGGCTTTCGAAGGTAACAAATAGTTTTATTTTGCAGATTATATTCTGCTTTACCCTCTAAGAGTTTTTCTTGATAATGTTCACGATCATCAAAGTTTGTATTCAAGCATTTTATATTTAAATTGTTTTTCTTGAATAAACTACTTTCATTGCATGCATTAATAAATTGTACGCCTCCATTATAGTCGCCAACAATACTCACAATATTAAAATGAGTAAGTAAATAATAAAAATAAAATATATGTTGCTTTAGATTTGTGCCGCTTAACGCATAACTATGAACAACAGTCCCAATTTTTTTGTCGTCATTTAACTTTAGTACCATCATCGCAAAGTCATCGCTACTTTCGCTTTCTGCCCAGCTTGGGTCAAATGCAAGAATATATTTCGCCCCAACTTCTCCAGTCACTTCTATATACGGAGCTTGGCCCTCCTGTAATGTACATTCTGCCATTTTTGAAGTCTTAAAGTATCCACTGCTATCATCAGTAAATACAGAATTAAACTCTCTATCAAACTGACTCTGGCTCATGGTTGACTTTGCCTGTTCTATTAGGTTTTTATCATACAATTGCTTTGGGGCGCAGTCATAACTAAATTGCATGATTACCCTATGCGCATCAGAATGTTTAGAACTACCCTTTTTTATCAACTCTTCAAATTGCTCGTACGCTTTGTACATATACTCAAATTTGTAACTCGCAGAAGACAGAGCGATGAGCTTGTTGTTTTTCCACACATGACGATCCTCTTCCTTCATCTCTCCTTTTTTTATTAGACTTGTTTCTAGATTATATAGCTCTTCTCTTTGAGTTGGATTTTCAACAACACTTAAGAATGGTATAATAACCTCATTATAGATACGTTCTGGCATCAGCGCAAACTCGTCGATAATTATTCTATGAAAACGAAAACCTCTCAATTTATCTCCATCTCCCAAAGGCAAAGCCCGTATCCTACTGCTACCAATCTCCAAAAGCCACTCATCGTTACTTTTAGACTTATGTGTGATACATTGAGATAAATATACCGCCTCAGGCTTAGAGGCAATATCCTCTATTTTTTTGAAAATCATTTTTGCTTGTCGAAAAGATTTGGACAGGATTCCAATCTCTACTCCTTGATTTAAAATCGCGTCAAGATATGCATATATTGCAGTAGTAAAAGATTTACTCATTCCTCTACTCCAGACTCCCATATAATAATCCGTACTAAACATAGCCTTTATAGCCATATGCTGAAAAGGAAAAAGTTTTACCCCGCTAATCAGATCTGCTGCAAACGTAACGTTTTCTTTTAAGAACTGATAGAGAAGCAATTTAGCTTCTTTTTCTTCCAAGAAGCCCTCTTTTTGCAACAACAAATCATTGAAAGATCCGTTTAAATTTCTAGATAATTGATCACCTGCCTCCCAAGTCATAAAAGCAGCCCTCTGTCTATATAATACTGCAAGTCAACGTCCCACAAGTCCTTTCCAAGAGTTAAAATTTTTGGTATAATTTTTTCACTGTTTTCCCTGTTGCCAGAAAAAATAAATTGACAACATCCTGAAAACTTGTGACTTAAAACCCTCATGTTATGATAAATATATTTCATGTTTGATTTGTGGTGCGCCCTTCTATTATTTTTTTCCATATCCTCCACACTAGATTCAGTAACAATGAACAAATAAGCCCCCATATCTTTCGTTCGCTGAAGTTCTGCTTGAAATCTTTCTAAATTATTTTTACTTAATGTAGACTTAAAGTCTTGCTCTCCCTTTCTGTCCACATAAGTATAAGCGTAATTCTCTCCAGAGGTTA